TTGCCAGCGATCAATGTGCCAGGGCTTGCCAAGTCATAGTCGCCTGCCAAGTTGTCGCCTGCTGGTGTCCAAAGGGTATTGTTCTCTTGGTCGCACCACTGGACCTTGCGTGGGTTTCCACCAGCGCCAAGGGCAAAGATAATGCGCTCTTGGGTGACCAAAACCGCCTTATTGTTGACTGGTGCATTGGTAATGGCTGCGGCCAGTGTAGGCGTTGCAAAGCCTAGCTGCCACTCGTAAATCTTGCCATCCCATGAAGAGCAAGCAATCAAATACTCGCCCCATGTGTCGAGTGACCAAGTAGTGGCTGGAATGGGTGTGCCAGTGTCTGGCCGTGCCACGCCATAGGCAAATGTGCCATAGGTGCTGTAGCCATAGCCTGTCAGGGTTGTGGAGCTTGCATAGCCACTGGTGAAGCCCGTTGGCGTAATGTCTTTGAGTGTCCCCGCCTCATTCATGGCGTAGAGCTTGGAGTGTGTGCCAGCGCCAATGTATCGGTTGCCACTGTTGTCGCGCCAAGTGATGATGCCTCGGCATGAGCCTGTCATCTGCGCACTTGACCTGGTGCGCCATCCATTGATAGGTCGCAAAGTATTCTCATACCAGCGCACTAGGTTTGCGTCATACCAGCGGCCAGCTGCTTGATACTCAGTGCCGTTTCTGTAAATGCCTGGGGGTAATTTGAGTGGTATGTACATGATGACAATTATGTAATGTTGGACACAAAGCTCATTGTGACAATGGCCGATGGGGTGGCTGGCCGTGTGGGGCTTGTTCCAGCAGCGTAATGCTCAATGGAGACACCAACATCGCTCACCCGCCACATTATCTCAAGATAGTCGTTGGCATTCATGCTTGCAAAGAAATTCAATGCTGCAATGGTGTGACTTGGATCGCCTGATGATTTTCTGGGGGAAAGATTAAATCTACTGTTTGAGTTGTCAATGTTTGTGCCATTTTTTCTAAACCAGATTTCAATGTCTTGCGTGTCATTGGTCGTGTTTTTAACTTGAATGGAAAACTGACAGTTCCAGATTCCAGCATCGACCACAGTCAATCTTGATCCACTGGCCAAAGTTACGCCATTGGCAAAGTCTGTGGTGTTGAATGTGACAGCATAGGCCGTGGTCGTGTTTGCTGCCACCTGGTCAGTCGAGTCTTGAAAAGCCCCATAGGGGTTATTCATAAACCGACCACCCCTTGGTCCAAACAGAGACCCCAGCACACTGGCCAGCTTTTTAAAGTAAATCGTCAGCGAGCCATTGTTCTCATTGAAATGCCTGCGCTCATACACCTCGGTCGGATAACCAAGGGTCGGTGGTGCAGGATTCTCAAGTTGTTGTGTTTGGCTAGACATGGCTAATTATGTCAGGACAGACAGCGCATGGTTGATGTGTTTGATCCGGTCGTCTAGGCCAATAAACCCGCCATTGATCTTTTTGGTCATGGTCCGGTAGTCTTGACTATCCGCATACTGGTTGAGCTTGTGGGTGTTCCAAAACCATCCAGCAGTCAGTGCAGCATACTGGGGCGTGGCCACCAGCTCTGGCTGCATGATCAGGTCCACGCCAAGCGCTTGGCCAGCATGGTGGTAGTTTGCAGAGCCTGTGAGCTGGATGCACCCACGGCCTCTAAACCGATACCCATCCCCACTGGCCTCATCCCTGTTACCCATGCGACTGCTGTAGACAGTGTTGGCAATGAGCTTTGGATTCCTAGCGCACATCTGGGCCTTGGCCGCATCAAAGCGCTTGGGCCATAGCTTTTGCAAAGCCTCGGCCCTGTAGTTCAAGTTCTCTTCCAAGATTCTGAAGTTGCCACACTCATGGCCACACTGGCCAATAAAGGCAGCCTGTCTCAGTGGCGTTGAAATGTCAAAGCGCTGGAAAGTCTCATTAAGCGCATCCACCCACTCTGGGCCAATGTGCAGTTTGGCCAGCTGTTCACTATTGACCATTGACAAGTCTCCTTACTTCTTCGTAGGCGCTGGCGCAGGCGTTGAGCTTGGTGATGGCTTTGTCTCCTTCGGCTGCGATGTCGATAAGAGCTGCAATAGTCTGTCGCTCAGATTCGCTTGCATCGGACTGGCTGGGTTGTGTATCTCCAGCGGCAGTGGTGGCACTTGCACTGTTTTGTGGACAACTTGGGGCTGGGAGCCGCAGCCGGCCAGTCCGAGCAAGCTCATGCATAGCAGACTGCTTTTTCTTGACATCATCTTGGGCCTTTCTGAGTTTCGTTTCCTGATCTTGCAGTTTCTCGCCAAGCTCTTTCTCTTTGGCTCTGGCTTCATCATTCTTTTGGGCAATGGCAATCTTCATGTCATTGTCGCGCTCTAGCCACCCATAGTGGTGGCCCACTCGGTATGAGCCAAATAGTGAGACCAAGACACCAACAATGAGCCAGGGTAAGGGTATTGGTAGCATTATTCTGACTCCTGTCTAGCCGCAGCCAACTGTACGCGCTCATGGTCATCTTCAAGATGGTCCGGTGGCGTGTCTGGTGGTGGACCAGGAGTCCAAGACTCATCAAGCTCTGGGTTGGTCCACTTGGGCATAGCGCCAAATGGCTGGCTTGGGATGCCGTTGGTGGTGGCATTAAACCCGTGGTTGTTGCTGTAGCCATACTGGCCGTAGCCACCCATCGGCTGCCCCATGCACTGGCCCATGGGCTGCATAGACTGCTGGCCACCAAAAACCTTGGCGGCAGACCCCACAGCCTTTTTGCCCATCACCGCACCAATGCCGCCAACAATGAGCAAAACAATGTCGTTCAGCATCTTGGTGTAAGCCTGGTCAATCGGGGCCATGGACTTGATGGGCTGAGTGACAAAAGTCACAGAGTACAAAAGCGCCACCACAATGAAGCAAAGAATGCAAGTGACCGCAATGACCACAAAACCCCAGACCCTGACCTCGATCTCTTCAGTTGTTAGGTTTAACTTCATCAACTTTTTTCTCCAAGATGGGTGCGACTAGGTATTCTGGACACTGCTGGGTGAATAGACACTTTGGCTTTTGACACTCTGGTGCGTGGAAATGATCAGGATTCTGGCACTTGTACCTGTAGCGATCTTCGCAGCCAGTCAGCAGTAACAGAAGCAGTAGATATCTCATTTGCCTAATCCTATCCTACCCAGCAGTAAATTGACAATTCTGTCGGATAAGTCATCAGGCAGAAACTTTAAAAAGCCTAAGAAATAGAGCGCCACGCACCCGTAGCAGAAAATCTTGAGGCACATATCAAAAGTCTTTTGATATTCATTCACCGACCGCACCTTCTAGTGGTTTCACAAAAGGTCATCAATTCATTGACTCCAATGAACACCAAAAACAAGACAAAAGCCACACCGCCAATGATCATGGCCAGCTCATTCATCTCTTGCTCTTTTTCTTTGGCCTCTTTTTCTGCCTTCTTCAAAGCGCTTAATTCTTTGGCATCGGCCAAGTCCATCTCGGCCTGTCTAGCCTTGATCTTGTTCCAGACATCGATCTTGCCAGTCTGCATGAAAAGCATTTTTAGCTCTTCCTCAAATGCTCTGGCCTGCTCCAGTGCCATCTCGATCTGCAAGGCCGTTCCCATGTTCGAGCCTTTGCCAGACTGTTTGGCTTGGAGCATGGCCTTTGTGGCCACGCTCTTTGCGTCAAACATCTTGCCAATCATTGGGGCAAGAGAGCCTAAATCATTGGCCACCTTGCTGGCCTTCTTGACCATGCTGATGGCGCTTTGTATCCCTGCTAGGGCCGTGATTGGATCGATCATTTTCTCTTCTCCCACTTGAGACAAACAACCTTCCGATTGTAGACATCACCAGTCCAAGCCCACCTAGTGCATCGATATTCGGCAGTGGCTGCTAATAGGACCAGAGCATAGATCATGGCCAAAACAAAATGATGACAGTAAAGCACCAAATAATGGTGGCCGTCATTAAGGCCGCAGCAATGAGTGCCACGGCCCAGTCTTTCATAGCCCGAAAATCTTTTTGACGAATTCGGCAGCCACCCCTGGCCCAAGCAAAACGGCCAAGATCACCGCATAGAGAAGATATTCAATCTTGGTCATGCGCCTGTCGCCATCCTTCAAAGTTGAGGCAATGGCACTGTATCGCTCGGCACAAATTTGCTCATGAGCTGATAGTTTTGCCTCAGTTTCTGTGACCATTTTTATATCGAGCATGATGAATGAATATTTCGTTTTACTGTT